CACGACGTTCGCCACGGCACACCAGCACTACATCACTTCCGGAGCGGCCACGGTCGTTTCGGAGGACCTCGATGACCTCCAGGCTTTGCTCACCGAGCACGGCTACTCGATGATGACCGGACATCGTCTGATCCTCCTGGTGAACACTCAGGAAGCAGACGTCATTCGGTCGTTCGCTCGAGCGGATGGTGACAAGTACGACTTCATCCCGAACGCCAACACCGGCGGCGGCATCATCTTGCCGGCGAATGGTGGCATCATCGGGGCGCCAGCCGTGGCCAACATCCCCGGCCTCATGGCAATCGGTACGTACGGTCAGTTCACAGTCATCGAAGAGGACTACATCCCCGCCGGGTACATGGTGGCGCTGGCCTCTGGTGGTCCCAACAACATCGGCAACCCCGTTGGTTTCCGTCAGCACGAGAACGCGGCCCTCCGGGGCCTTCGACTGGTCAAGGGTCGTGACAACGACTACCCGCTGGTCGACTCGTACTACCTCCATGGCTTCGGTACCGGTGTTCGCCACCGTGGTGCCGGTGCGGTCATGGAGATCACGGCTGACGCCTCCTACGATCCGCCGGCAGAATTCGCCTAGATCTTCGGGCGCTAAACCAGTGGGTGTGGGGGGTGAGGTCCCTTGTCCTCCACACCCATTGGTTGAACTTCAAAAGAGAGGAATGCCTACGTGGCACGTCAAATCGACAAACAGAAGATCAAGGACCATAAGCTGTCAAAGGCTGAGGTCGAATACCTCCGCGTTCGGGGGAGGCTGCCAAAGGACTACCCTTTGCCCTCGTCCAGCACAAAGTCCTCGTCGACCCCGACTATCGCCGATCGAGGCGGAATCGTGGACGACGACGAGGAGAACGATCCGGAGAGCAACTACGAGGAGGGCTGGAACAACGACCAGCGCAAAGCCGAGTTGTCTTCTCGAGGACTCTCGATCGAGGGCAGGAAGGACGACCTGATCTCTCGTCTGCGCCGGTCCGATACTGGCCAACTGAAGACAAGCGACTACGACGAGCAGCCCGAAGACGAAGAGGAATCCGAAGAGGAATCCGAAGCTGAACTGACCGACGAAGACGAGGACTGAGAAAGGAGGGCATGGTGATCCGTACTCCGGACCAACAATTGAGAGCGCTTCTCGGTGAAGTAATTGCAACTGGTGGTTCGGATACGGACACCATGTTTTCTGACGACGAGGTCACCGATCTACTGGAACAAGGTTTTGGCCTTGTTGAAGCAGCTGCCTACTATGGGTGGCGAGAAAAAGCTGCTAACTACGCCGCTCTTGTCAATGTGAACGAGGGCAACGCAGCACGAGAACTTAGTGACCTGCATCGTCAGGCACTACGCATGATGGATCGCTACGCCGGCTATGTCGATACTCCCTCTCGAGGTCGAGCTCGCATTGGCCGCATCGTGAGAGAGAGAACTTAATGGGTGCCCTCAATGAGCTGCAGGTTCGAGACCGGCTCATGCGGCACTTCATCAAGACTGACCCGATCTACGTAGCACTTCACCGCCCCACTTTCGCAACGACAGAAGCGGGCGGCAAGAAGAAGGTTGGTGAGGATACATTAGCTCCTCAAGAATTCCACGTATACCCGTTTAAGCGACGGTTGACTGCAGAATACTTCTATAGCCCTCAAACGCTAGGCGAAGAGAAGGTTGAGAAAATTCTCTGGATCGTTATCTTCGACCGAGAAACTGCTGACATCGAAACGAACGACTACTTCTTCGTGCCGACCGATTGCAACACTGATCGCTTGCGGCCAGGAGAGTATACGGTGGAGTTCATCTCTGCTCGACTCTGGGACCGAGGTCAAGCGGGTTTCTTGTATCGGGGGTAATCATGGTCACCTATAACCAGGTGAAGTTTCGTGACCTCCGAACTGGTCGATGGCGATCTGGCTCCTTCGCAGAACGCAACCCTCACTTCAAGGTAGATACGCTAAGTCAAGGTATTGCCAACTTCGTTTTCAAGACGGCGGATCGCTACAGCGAACATGCTCAAGAGTTTGCTCAAGACCTCGTTGACTACGCGAAGCAGAATGCACCCTGGAACGACCGTACAGGCGATGCTCGAGCAGGGTTGAATGCGGAAGTAGTCAGCGACAATGGCACGCTATCCATCGTACTTCAGCATGGTGTGGATTATGGCATTTGGTTGGAGATTCGATGGGGTGGTCGATACGCGATCATCCTCCCAACGGTAGAAACAATGGGTCGTAAGCTCTACGACAAGATGCAAGGGATGTTAGGAGACATCATCTACTATGATTAGGAAGTGGGTCTATAGTTGGATGGCTGACTTCCCTCCCGTTGCTTTGCTTACGCCCGGAGGGATTCACGCGTCCTCCAGTACTGACATCGCACCACACCAGAAACCTTTCATCATGTTCCGTCGCACCAGCGATGTCGAGAACTTTCGAGGGGATGATGGCGACGTCACTAGAACCAGTGGCTTCATGATCTTTGTCCACGATCTGGAGGGTGACTACCTCGAGATCGACAGAATCTTGGGTCTGCTGGAAGATCGATTTGCGGGAGTCAAAGATCCAGCTAGTAAGGTCATTCGTTGTAGGTGGCTCGAAACCAGTGAAGACCTCCGTGACGAAGACATGGGAACCATCACCAAGTTCGCTCGGCTTCAAGTCGAGTACAAGAAGGAGAAGCGATGAAAGTTCGTTACCTGGCCCCGAAGAAAGACTTCCAAAGGACACTTCGTCCAATGGACTTCACCGCCATGGGCGTACCGGGCATCAAAGAAAACGTGGTCTGGAATCAGACCAACCACTTCGTGGCCGAGATGGCCAAGGCGGCGGGCGAGAAGCTCGTTGAGAAATTCCCAAAGGAGTTCGCCACCGTCAAAGAATCTGGGGATGAGCCAGAGCCAGAGACGGATACTTCGGATGAGAGTTCTTCGAATCCGGACGGCGAATCACCTGAATCATCGAGCGGGGAATCAGGCGAGGGCGTCTCCGATGCGTCCCTAAGCGATCCCTCAGATGAAGCGGCATCATCGACGCCCAAAGCGAAGAAGAAGTCGTAGGGACCTGATGGTAGATCTCCATTGCGGTAACAAGCTACATGCCCGGCTACTGGAGAACGGTCTCGTCGAGGTCGCTTGCCAGTCCCGGATGTGTGGTAAGAAGCCGGGTATGGTGATCCGCCATCGTTTTCTTCTTGAGACCGGCGAGCTTGTCGAAACTCTAAGGTTCAAGGAACCCACCCACAACAGGAAAGGAACTCAAGATGGCACTTGATGACCCGGCTCTGCCGTACGGTCTTCGTGACATCAAACTGACTCCTATCGCTTCGGATGGGTCTCTCGGTACACCCGTTGACTTGCCCGTCGCTCAGACTCTCAGCTTCTCAGAGGCCGAGGAATTCGAAGAGCTTCGTGGTGACGATCGGGTGGTGGCAATTCATGGTCAGGGTCCCCAGGTTGACTGGGACCTCGAAGCCGGTGGTATTTCTCTCGAGGCCTGGCAGGTCTTGACGGGTGGTACTCTCGAGCAGACGGGGGCCACACCTAATCAGGTGAAGTCTCTGACCAAGTATACCACCCAGAGTCGCCCGTACTTCCGGATCGAAGGTCAGTCGATCAACGACGTGGATGGCGACACGCACATCGTCATCTACAAGGCCAAGGTTTCAGATACTCTCGAGGGAGAGTGGGCTGACGGTACCTTCTTCGTCACCAGTTGCTCGGGTCAAGGCCTCGGCGATGTCGATGACAAGCTGTACACCATCAGCTGGAACGAAACCGCTTCGGCCATCGGTGCTGGTGGAGAGAACGAGCTTCAGCTCATCATCTCTACCGGTACCAGCGGTACCTTCACGATCACCTACGACACTCAGACCACGACTGCTCTGGACTTCGACTTCACAGCCGAAGAGATTCAGACGGCACTCGAGGCACTCAGTAACGTCGCCCCCGGAGATGTCGTAGTCAGTGGTGAACCCGGTCAGTGGTACGTGGAATTCACGGGCACACTGGCAGAAACCAACGTGGACGAGATGACAGTCGACGATACCAACCTGGTTGGTGGAGTTGCCGTTGTCACAACCATCCGTGAGGGCGCAGCCCCCGCATAACCCGAATACATCCCAGGAACCCTAGGAGGTCAGTGGACATGAGTAACGAAGATACAACAGCAGAGGGTACCCCAACAGCAGCTTCAACGTGGAAAAAGAAGACTGTTGGTGGTACCCTCTTGTCTGTTCCCAGCGGGAATACGGCACTGGTACGAGCACCGGGTATGCAAGTCTTCCTACAGCAAGGCGTCATCCCCAACGGGTTGATGAGCATTGTGAAAGAATCGATGGACAAGGGAAAAGCCCCCGTGGAGAAGACGTTGTCTTCCATGATGGACGACCCCGAGAAGCTCCAGGAGATCGTTCAACTCGCTGATGCAGTAGTGGTTTACTGTTGCATCGATCCGGCGGTCTACGCTCCTCCGAAGGATGAAGAAGGAACCCCGGTTCCTTTCACTGACCCCCGACGAGAGGGCGACAAGCTCTATGTAGATGAAGTGGACTTCAACGACAAGATGTTCATCTTCAACTTCGCTGTTGGAGGTTCCAGCAATCTCGAGAAGTTTCGTGAAGAACTTGAGCTGGATGTACCAGATGTATCACAAGGCGCAGAGGTGGAAAACTCGCCCGAGTGAATTTCTGGATATCCCGGAGCCATACGACGCCTACTGCTTTGATGAGGCAGTAGATACATGGGGTCAATACGTGGAGGGTGAGCTCGATAAAATCACGGATAAGAACTCCAAACGTCGTGACATCAAACGACGTAATCGACTAGGTCAATTACTGGACCTGGATCCCTCTGTCCGGTTCAGGTCGTTCAAAGAGGCAGGTAAAGGTCCATAGAAAGGAGGTGAGTCATGGTTGCCAACAACTTGGGTACCGCTCAGGGTTCCATTGAGATCAATACCAGTAGTCTGAAGAACGCAGACATCGCTCTGCGATCAGCTGGCGGCAGTATGATCCAGTTCGGCCAGCAAGCAATACGGATGTTCGGTGCCGTCGTTGGAGCAGCTGCCTCGTTCGAGAAAGAGATGGACTTCGTTCAAGAAGTCGTCGGAGCCTCTGATGCAGAGATGGCTCAACTCGCCGAGACTGCTAAGAATCTTGCCAAGGACTCTATCTATGGTCCCATTGCCCTTTCCCAAGCCTTCGTGGAATTGGCTAAGGCTGGCGCCACTGCCCAGGATATCATCGACGGTGTAGGTGTAGCTGCAGTTAACCTGGCTACTGCTTCAGATGTAGAAATTCCGTTTGCTGGTGAGACGTTGTTGAACATTCTCAACACGTTCAACCTGGAAGCTACTGAAGCTGCTCATGTCGCTGACATCCTGGCTGGCGCAGCCAACGCTTCTTCAATTGATCTACAAGACCTCGCTACCTCGATGAAATATGTTGGCCCTGTTGCTAATGCAGCAGGGGTGGACATTGAAGGTGTGGCTGAGGCGTTGACTCTGCTTGGTCTTCGAGGCATTGCCGGGTCGACTGCAGGTACTTCTCTTCGCCAGATTCTCCTCAACTTGAGTCCTGCCACTAAAGCCGCTCGTAAGGAGATGGAACGACTTGGGCTTGTTACGGAAGATGGTAC